GTAATACTTGGAGAATACATAATGGTTGGTACAATCAGTATTCAAAAAACAATAATCATCATTGGCATACTCACCCACAATCTAATTTATCTGCAATTTATTTTTTAGAACTACCAAGCAAAGAATTAATTACAGAGTTTAAAGTTAAAACAAAAGTAAATGTAAAAGAAGGAGATATATTATTTTTTCCATCTTATATGTTACACCGAGCACCCATTAACAATACAAATAAAAGAAAAACTGTTATTGCTTTTAATTGTGATTTTCAAATAATACCAACAGATTATTTAGGTAGGCATAAATGAGTTTCAGAGTTATAGATAATTTTTTATCTAAGAAAAATTATAAAACAATTATAAAAATATTTAATGACTTAAAAGGTAATATACCTGTTAGGTGGGCTGAGATTGATTATCGTAGAAATGTTTTTTTAGTTGAAGCTGCTAAAACATATGACTTTAGTAAATACAAAGGTTTTGAAGAGTGGAGTCAAAACAATACTCAATGCAATCCACATGTAGATAAAGATGAAGGTTATTTCAAAAAAACTGGTAAACTAAAATATCCTATTTGTTCTTTAGTATTTTATGCAGATGTAAAAAAATTAAAAGGGGGTGAATTAATATTAGCCGGAGATTTAATAAAACCTAAATCTAATAGATTAGTTATATTTGATCCTGGATTACACCATTCAGTTGAGTCGTTTAAAGGAACTAGAAAAGTATTATTACTTAACCCGTGGACATATAAACCAGAGGCATTTAAAAATGAAATTGTATAAGAATATATTAGAAGAAAAAGAACGTAAAAAATTATTGCGATTTGTAAAAACAAAAGTTAAATATTGGAACGATAAAGTCCCTGGTTTACAAACACCTATGAATTTGCACACGCACCCTGAAACACAATATTTCTATAATAAAATTATGAAAAAATTTTTTAATGATATGACCATACAATATTCTTGGGCTAATTATTCAGAGGGAGATATTATTAATTGGCACAATCACCCTACCTCTGTAGTATCTGCTGTTTACTTTTTAAAAAATCCTGATAGTCTAGGGACTATATTTAGAAATGAGAAATATAGTTATGACAAAATTACATCTACCAAATGTCCTGAGAATTCTTTATTGGTATTTGATGCAAGTAAAACACATTCACAACCATACTCTCCTAAAAAAATTAAAAGGTTTTCAATCGCAATAGATTTAATATGAATTTAAAACACGCATACTGGTATTTTACAGGTAGATTAGGTGATAGATTTTGTAATGATGTAATACAACATGCAAACTCTAAAAAAGAATTAGTTGCTGTAACTGGTGACACTTCAAAGAAAGTTAAAAAAAGAACTAAGAAAGCATTAAACAACGAAGGAATATCTAATTCTATTACTAAGAAAGAGTTAAAAGATTTAAAAAAACATAGAAACTCTAACGTTGTTTGGTTAGAGGATAGATGGATATACGAAGAGATACAACCCTTTTTTCATATGGCAAATCAAAATGCAGGTTGGAATTTTGAATTTGATTATTTTGAATCTATGCAGTTTACAAAATATAAATTAAACCAGTTTTATAATTGGCACCAAGATCCTTTTCCCGAGCCATACAACAATCCTAACAATCCAAACTTTCATGGTAAAATAAGAAAAGTTTCTGGCATAGTGCAACTATCTGATCCAAAAGATTACAAAGGTGGTCAACTAGAAGTACAACCCAGAATGACAGCAGATCCAAAGTTAGTATTAAACACAGATAAACACTTTAAACCTAGAGGAAGCATCATCATATTTCCGTCACATTTGTGGCATAGAGTTAAACCAGTTACGAAAGGAACAAGATATTCATTGGTAATCTGGGCATTAGGAAAACCATTTAAATAATGAGCAAATTAACTGACTACATAAAAGTATATCCCATGCTTAGTAAAAGCATTTGTAATAAAGTTATAAAAGAACTAGATGACACAGAATTTGAAAAGGGCCAATACCATAACCCTAAAGGTGATAAAACTTTTTCTATAGATAAGGAAGCTGATATGTCTTTTGAAGAGTTTCCATCTAAACAAATTATTATGGATAAACTATATAATGTTATAGGCAAATATATAAAACAATTAAAAATGCCTTGGTATGTAGGTTGGAATGGTTACTCACCAATACGAGTTAATAAATATTCTAAAGGTCAAAATTTTAATATGCATTGTGATCACATTCATAATTTATTTGATGGCTATACAAAGGGTATACCAATATTAAGTATTGTTGGAGTGCTAAATGATAATTACAATGGAGGTGAATTTGTAATGTGGAAAGATAAAACTATAAAACTAAAACAAGGAGATGTCGTAATGTTTCCTAGTAATTTTATGTATGCACATAAAGTGAATAGTATAAAGAAAGGAACTCGATACTCATTCGTAAGTTGGGTTTGGTAATATGTCTAAAAAAGATACTCTTAAAACATCTATTTATTTTCAATCACCTATTTTTCATATTGAGGTTCCAGAATTTGTTAAAGATGTAAATAAAGTTTGCGATAGATATATAAAGAGCGCTAAGAAGAATAATGAAAAAATTATAAAACAAAGAGAAAAAGAATGGAAAAAGAAAGTTGGAGATATAACCATGTCTCATCATTCATCGAGTATGATAGGAGATCCTGATTTAAAAGAGTTTACAGATTATATTGGTTCTACCAGTTGGAATTGTTTAGACTGGTTTGGCTATGATTTATCACAATACGAATTAATGTGGACAGAGTTATGGGTACAAGAGTTTTCTAAAAAAGGTGGTGGACATCACGAAGGACACATTCATTATGATAATCACATTTCAGGTTTTTATTTTTTAAAGTGTAGTAATAGAACATCAGTACCATTTTTTAACGATCCTAGAATTGCAAAAACTATGAGTGACTTACCATTAAAAGATAAAACAAATGTATCAATGGCTAGTCCTCTTATACACTACAAACCTAAACCTGGGACAATGATATTTTTTCCTGCATATTTAAATCATGGTTTTACCGTAGACTCTGGTGTTGATGATTATAGATTTGTGCATTTTAATTTACAGGCAGTTAGAAAGTTACTTACAGGTTATCTAAGAAATGAAGGACCAACAAATAAATAATATTTTTTCTTCTTTTGTAATAGAGAAAGAATTAAATTTAGATCACGATAGGATCACAGATAAATGCGCTGATGCATTAGAAACTGCTGATGACTACAAACAAAAAAATATATTTCATAATCCAAAACTAGTAACAGAATTTAGTGAGGTGTT